GAGTCAATTCAACAAGTTTTAAAAAAAACACTAGTGATAAAATACTAGTTGTAAAACAATAATTTTGGAAAACAATATAGAATATTTTTAACAAAATCATTCATGTACGATACGTTATATTTTTCCGAAATCTTCAATAAAAGCATTCAGCTATCATTTTTTGATTATTTTAAAACACGCAATCCTTTGATTAATACATTAATTACCACATTTGGCTTTGCCTTTATGAGTTATCTTGTAAGAAAAATTCAAACCTCTGATTTTAATGTAGATTTGTCTTCTATTAACTTGAAACATCTATTCTTTGAAAAGAATATGGTTATATTGGAGGGGAAAAAAAGTACGTATTCATCTGGATATGAGAAAAATATATTTGTTTCATCTCTTTATAGCGAGAGATTCAACGCAATTTTAAACTATATCATGGCTCATATTGAAAATAATAAATCTGTTTATCAAATTAAAGAAATAGCCGGGCCCATGCCTACACATGGCGAAAGCAGAGGGTTAAAAGATTATCAAAAAGAATTGTTTCTTGTAATACAAGAAAGAGAATTTTTGATTGATGCGAGACTTAAACTATACGCAACTACTCGGATTTATTCTGAAACCCAAGACGACAAAGAAAACGTGGCTTCCAAAAACCCAGCTAAAATTGATAAATTTATCATAAATATATTTTCATATGAAACTAGTGTCGATTCTATTAAACAATTTATTGATGATATTACTGATAATTATTTGAAAAATATAGAAAATGGAAGATGTAACAAAAAATTTATTTACACTTTGATCAAAACCAAATTTGAAGAAAACAAGTGCGAATGCTGGAGTGAATGCAATTTTGAAAGCAGTAAAACTTTTGATAATCTTTTTTTTAAGGGAAAAGCCGATATCATACAAAAGTTAGATTTTTTCATTAATAATAAGCAATGGTACTACGATATGGGGATACCTTACACCATTGGTATTGGCTTACATGGCCCCCCTGGAACAGGAAAGACATCTTTGATAAAATGTATTGCAAATAAGTTGAATCGGCATGTTATTAATCTCTCATTAAAGTTGATAAAAAATAAAAGGCAACTAGATGATTTCTTTTTTGAGGACAGATATAATAATGCTAATAAAAAGGGTAGTATTGGTTTCGACGAAAAAATAATTGTGATTGAAGATATTGATTGCATTGGTGATATTGTATTGAAACGCAGTAAGAAAACCCGAGGAAAAAAATCCAAAGGGGGTGATCTGGGTAGTGGTGGTATTGACTTTAATTCTCTAACGCCAAAGTCAAATGTAAATGTTGGAGATGTATTAAAAACAATTGTTGACCAAAATAATGAAGGTGCATTAAAATTAGGTCCCTTGCCATTTGAAGAAGAACCTATTACTCTAGATGATATATTAAATCTTTGGGATGGTTTGAGAGAAACACCAGGGCGCGTTTTAATAATTAGCAGTAATTGTTATGGAGACTTGGATCCGGCGTTAGTTCGCCCCGGTCGTATTGATGTTACCATGGAACTTGGCAATCCAAACCACGAAATAATTGCGGAACTTTATTATCATTTAACAAAAGAGGAAATTGACGATGAAATTTTAAAGAAAATAAAGCCGAATTTTTATTCGCAAGCGGAAATCATTAACATGTTTTTGACTTCAAATAAAAATTCTGAACTTTTCATTGAGCGTATACTTTTGAACAAAAGACAATAAAATCCATAATAAAAATCCGCAATAAAAATCCATAATAAAAATCCGCAATAAAAATCCACAATAAAAATCCGCAATAAAAATCCATAATAAACAAATTCATAATAAACAAATTCATTATGTAATAATTTTATATAATGAATATATAAACAAATAATGTCAGATTATGATGCGGTTGATGATTCTGATCTTTCTCTTGGTGATTTAGCTAGTTATTCAAGTCGAGAAGCATTACCTGATGGTGTTATAGAAGTTAATTCTGGTGAAACTAATTTATATTCAACAGATGTTTATCTAACTTCTCCGGATATTTATCATGATGTTAGTAAAAAATTGCTCTGGTTTTTTGATACAGACGAAAATTCTCTAGATAAAATAATATTTATTTTTAAAAAAAATGAATCACATGCTATATTTTCAGTTATTCTCACGCGCGATGAAAATAATCATTTTGATGTAGCACACGTTGCTTTTGATAATGACAAGTTATTAGATAAAATGCTCGTCCATTTTCATTTAGACAACCCAGTTTCCTTTTTTTCACCGCCACCTAGGCTTGACGAAGAGAAAAAATTATATATCAAAACACGTTTAGGAGAATTAGTTAATTTTGTAAAAAGTTATGAAACTACTTATGGAGGAAGAAGAAGGATAAAAAGATACAAGAGATCGAAATCCAACACAACAAAAAAATCCAAGAGATCGAAATCCAAGACAACAAAAAAATCTATAAAAACAAAAAGGCGTCAATGTCTATAACTTCTGTTTTTTCGTTTTTGATTTTGCATTGTAAGGATCAAATATTTTTTCCTTTCTAGTTCTTTTTACTTTTTTCTTTTTTTGTTTTTGCGTTTTTTTTTCTTTATATTATTCACTGCTATCTTGTGTCGTGTTTTTCTTTAAATATTTTATTTCGTGTATTCTTGAATGTTTATTAGAGATAAAATATTCTTCATATTCCCTTGTATTCTTTTTATCTTTTAGCTCTTTATACTTTGTAGCTTTCTCTGCTTTCATTTCTGCAACACTTTCTTGGTGTCCATAGCATGTTACAGAAAATCGATGTAGTACTCCTGTCTGTTGTAAACGATTTTTTTGTTCAACGTCAAATAAAAATTGCGACATACACAATATACGATCTACGTCAAAGTAAGGTCTATCTGCATATATAAAAGCCAAATAAAAACTCAACATAGTATCAATTGTTGCTATTTTAACGGATTTTCCTTGAATATGAACATTATTGTAGCTATGACAACCTACAGGTTTAAAAATAAACGCAATAGTATCTTTCCCAACTACTATTTCATAATGAAGAGGAATAACATCGCCAATTCCATCATGCCTTACAATTTTTACATTTTTTACATCTATATCCTTTAGTCTCTCTTTTACAATTTCAGATGTAGTTTCAGGATCATTGGATAAAACATCAAAATCAGGAATTTTATGAAATTGTTTTTGTATATGTTTTGGCATATATTTTGAATAAACAGAAATAGCATAGCCTCCAAAAAAAACACAACCTTGATTTATTAACGTATCCTTTACTACATCGTATACCAAATTTCCATCCATATCTCCCTCCCATTTTCTTTGAAAATTTATTGTAGAACATTGTTTACCTACCAATGGATAATGTTTATTAAGAAGAGTTAATCGTTTTAAAATTTTCTCCCAGCGGTCAGTATCACCTGCAGGTCTAGATAATTCCAAAAACATTGACATGCGCAAATAATTTGGGGGTGTATATAATATCCCTGCAACACGTATGGATTCTTTCATTAATGCATTATAAAGTTCTTTGGGTAAATAGGTAATATCCGCAATACCAATAAAATTAACAAATACTCTAAATGTTCCCTTGTGTTGACCACTTTTTGCTTCAACTTCGTTATATCCGCGCTCATAAAATAAATCCGCCAATTCTTTCGCATCATCTAAGGAATCAGGACTAAAAAAATCGTAATCTGGTATTTCCACATCTTTATCGTAAAATTGCTCGTCTTTTGGCAATATATTATTGATTGCTGTACCACCATAACAAATAAGATTTTTTTTCCTTATAAAACTTTCAACTATCGCGATCATTTCTTGAATTTCTGGTGTGTTCACGATTCTTTTACCTATTTTTTCTTGTGCTAAATCAACCGCACTTCTTAAAATAGCTAATTCACACTCGCTAAAATTCATAGATTTATCACATTGTTTTGGTTTTTTTTCAATTTTCATATTCGTATAATTATCTTATATTATACGAATAAAAATATATTTTCTTTAATTTATATCTTAAATAGTCCACCCCCCCTTATAATTCTAAACATTGAAGCTGTAATAATCTTTACTAATTGTTCTTGTTGCATAACTTAATTCAGGTTTTTGAGGCGTAGGAGCTTCAATAGTAACTGGTATATAACGCAAGTTATCGTCTTTAAGAACAAAAGCAAATCCTGCTTTATCAAAAAACGATATATTTTCTTTCAAAAAATCATCTACTTGCTGATAGCGCATTGCAACTAATTGACTTCCAGTTTTTCTAACAAGAATACCACTTACATTTGGAGGATTTATACCAATATCGGGTAAACCTATTGTCATATTTCGTTTATTAAATTCAATTAATTCATTTAAATCTGGTGTTTCTTTGATATCTGTATAATGCAAGGCGCGCATAAAAATTGAATTACTTGTCATATTGACATATTCTTGAAAATCTAAACTTTCCATAAAAGAGGTGTTTGTTCTATCAACAATGATAATTATTTTTCCTAATAATTTTAACAAAGGAACATCTCCTAAATTTGTTTTGTGATTTTCATAACTATAATCTTTTCCCAGCAATAAAGAATTATACGATTTCAACATATTTGCAAAATTATTATACATTTTAACATTAGAACTTTTTATCCTTAAATGAATTATTATAGGGTCTGTCGGATTTGGCGATGTGCTATTTGAAAATGCATAATTCTGAATTGTATACATTACTTCTGAAAAATTTACCGAATTATAAGTTTCCTTAATAAAATAGCTATCGTCAGTCGATGTTGCTACAATAGGTTGATCATCAATGGAATAAATTTCAAAATCCAACCCGCGCACACCCTGTTTTAATACATTTTTAAGATTGCATATATTAACAAAATCATTTTTATATGATCCGCCGCTACAAGCATTATAGGCTGTTTTAATATAGTAATCTTTTAAGGTATAATTAAATTGTGGATCGCTGGAATTTATAGAGCGTAGTTTTCCGTCTAATTTTCCGTACAATTTGTCCATATACGAGCATTCACTAGAGGTTAATCTTCTCATGTAAAAAACATAGCACAACATTGTAACTATAATAAGAATAATCATGAAAAAAATGATGTTAGACACGAAATCTTCCTTTAAGTTTGTTAAATATTTCATTGTATTATCAATAGCGGATGGCATAGTGTATTCTTAATATATACATTTATAAAAATATACTTTAGAAAAATATACTTTACAAAAATAATACTTTACAAAAATAATACTTTACAAAAATAATACTTTTATATCCTTAGACATTTAAAAAACTAGAGAAAATTTATATGCTTTATATACATGAAGTATATAAGTATTGGAAGTGGTTGTTGCGTAAAATATAATATAAATAAGTACAGAGGTGAAAGTGAAACATTATTTTTTGATTGGTTAATGACTTCAATGGATTCGGTTATAGATGTATTAAGTTGTGACAATATAAAAGATATATTGTATTTTGAAAATATAATCAAAGATATAGATAACCCAACTCATATTCAGAATAGTAGAATTGTTATTAAATCTTTACGTTTTTGTGTTAGCGTTCATGATATTCCAATAAATTATAGCGATAGTGATATTTTGTGTTTTATTGATAAATATACAAGAAGGTTTAATCGTATTATTGAATATATAAAATCTAATGAAAAAATTTGTTTTATACGATTGGGTTATGTAACCGATTATCAAATTAATGAATTTATTGAAAAAATAAAAAAAATAAATACTGATTGTGATTTTATTCTTGTAATTATCGATAATAATAAAAAAAATATTACTGAAATTTTGAAACAACCAAATTTGTTATACATTAAATTAAATATTGATGTACCAAAAGACTTCGAATGGACACACCAATTTTTAAATTGGAATAAAATTTTTTTAGATATAGAAAATAATATATGAATCGGTGTAAATTATCCAAAAGTATAACAAAAGACATATAAAAATAGAAAAAGAGTTAAATACATTATAAAATAATATAATAATATAGACAATGGCTGGTGGACTTTTAAATTTAGTATCACAAGGGCAACAAAATATTATTTTAAATGGAAATCCTTCAAAAACTTTTTTCAAGGCTAAATATGCGAAATACACTAACTTTGGTATGCAAAAATTTCGCGTCGATTTTGAAGGTGCGAAAACTCTCAGGCTAACGGAAGAATCTAGTTTTACATTCAAAATACCGCGTTATGCAGATCTTTTAATGGATTGCTATGTTTCTGTTGACATTCCAACTATTTGGTCGCCAATTTTACCACCGCAAAACACAACTACTAATAAAAATTGGGCTCCTTACGAATTCAAATGGATCGAAAATCTCGGCGCTCAAATGATTAGCAAAGTTTCTATTACTTGTGGGAATCAAACACTCCAAGAATTCTCGGGATCTTACATTCTTGCTCAATTACAGCGAGACTTTATTGGAACTAAGCGTTTGTTATTTGATCAAATGTCGGGAAACACACTCGATTTTAACAATCCTGCAAATTATGGTGGACGTGTTAACGAATATCCAAATGCTTTTTATACAGATAATCCTTTAGGAGCTGAACCATCTATTCGTGGACGAACAATATATATTCCATTAAATGCATGGTTCAATTTGCGCAGTCAAATGGCATTTCCACTTGTTGCTCTTCAATACAACGAACTTCACATTACTATTACTTTTAGACCTATTAATGAGCTATTTCAAATTCGAGATGTATTTGATCAGTACAATAATTATCCTTATGTGGCCCCCAATTTCAACTTGTATTACATGCAAATGTACAGATTTTTGCAGCCGCCACCGGATGTTTCCTTGGGTCCAACTTCTTACATAGACACAAGAGGAATCTGGAATGCAGATATTCATTTGAATTGTACTTATTGCTTTCTCTCTAATGACGAATCCAAATTGTTCGCACTGAATGAGCAGAAATATTTGTTCAAGCAAGTCTATGAACGCCCTTACTACAATTTATCTGGTTCTACTAAAATCGAACTAGACTCGATCGGCATGGTAGCTAGTCACATGTTTTTCTTGCGAAGAAGTGATGCAAATCTCAGAAATGAATGGAGTAATTATACAAACTGGCCTTACAATTATTTACCCGATAACGTAGAACCTGCACCAAGTGCTGGCAATTATAAAGTAACTCAAACACTTACTGACTTTGGTAACAATGTTGTTACGTTAAAAGGACCGGGCATCAATCCCGACGGGAAACCAACTGGATTATTTATAACGGGTGACTACAGCCCGCAGAACCAAAGGAATATACTAATAAGCTTGGCTATTCTGTTTGATGGACAATACAGAGAGAATGTACAACCTGCTGGGGTTTTCAGTTTCATTGAAAAATACGTTAGAACTGACGGCACTGCACCTGAAGGACTTTATGTGTATAATTATTGTTTAAATTCGTCACCATTCGAATTGCAACCCTCGGGTGCTATTAATATGAGTCGTTTTAATACAATCGAGTTTGAAATTGTTACCATAAATCCTCCGCTAGACCCACTTGCCCAAACAATGACTATTTGCGATCCTGTAACCGGAAATGTCATTGGAATTAACAAACCTACTTGGCGTATTTATGATTATAATTTTGATCTTTATCTGTTTGAAGACAGAATTAATATGATTACATTTATTGGCGGTAATTGTGGCCTCGCATATGCTACGTAGGCAACAAAATAAATTATTTGTTTTAGTCTTTAAGACTGCAGGAAATCCGGTGCGCGCGTTTCGGCTTTAAGTAGGAAAAATATATATTTTTTTAA